CAAATATTCCAAGACTACTATGCTTTAGGCCCCGAAGGGTGGGACACCCCTATGTGGAAGGTCTCACCCAAGATTGAGTGGTATCATGCTAGTGACTTGGATGATGACAAAGTTCGCACTTTTATCATTCCTCCCTTGCATCTTGTTATGGAACAAAAACGATTTTATGGAGCCCAGAACAGGGCTATGAAGATGTTTGGGATGAGCGCTTATGGTTTCAACCCTTATTGCGGTGGAACGCACAGGTTGGCTCTTAGGTTGCTCATAAATAAGATTTTTTTATCTTATGACGTGAAAGGTTGGGATCGAAGACTCCCTATTATGCCTACAATATATTCGCTGCGTAATGCAGCCATTCCTTTGGCATACCTTTCAACAGCCGAGATTATTACTAACTGGATTTGTAAAGCAGTTCTATTACTTCCGACAGGTTTCGTTATAAAACGAGATATGGGGAACAATTCAGGTAGTGGTTCAACAACCAATGATAATATTCTCGGCCACGTTTTTCTTTTAACATTGGCTCTTATGGACCTATATAGTGGTGACGCGGAAGTTGTTCGTTCCTGTGTTGCCGCTTTATTTGGTGATGATGACATTGCTTCTTTGCCATTCTACCCAGAAGGTTTTACCTCTGTAGAAGTTGAAGCAACGTTCCGAAGAGTTTTTCTCTTGTTTGGACTTGAGTTGGATCCTTTCAATGTCTCCGACAATCTTGAAGACCATGAGTTTTTAGGCTTTAGGTTTAAGAAGGTTGGAGAATGGTGGATTCCTTGTTACAATCAAGGGAGATTGCTTGCATCGTTTTGTTACTGCTATGAGAAAAATATCTCGGAAGCGGCAAGCCTATCTAAATGTTTTTCTTTGACTGTTATGGCCGCCGGTGGCGACCTTGATGTGTTCGAGGACATGCGAGTTGCACTTTCAGAATTATTTGATATTCTCGCGGATAGTCCCGATCCCACCATTCAAAGTTATATTGCCATGGGAGTCCCAACTTATGAGGACTGCTTTAATTTCTTTATTGGCTTAGAGGGGTGTACTGACTACACACCATTTATGCGAAATTTATCGGAGGTTGGAGGAATATAAATTTTGTTAAGATGAGTTCTAAAAATAATGGACCCAGAAAGCCTTCAGGTGCTACGAAGAAAAAG